CCTTGCTCTGAATGAGGTTGACCTTAGGTCTTTGATGTCAACCTCATTCAGAGCAAGGGCCCTGAACTGGTTATCCGATAGTGTGTGGATGAGGGCGGTGGACATTGGTCCCCACGATCCATCCTCTAGTACAACGATGCGTACCATTATGGTGTCTCCGTATCTTTATCCCAAAGTCCGTTGTCGTATGCTACTTGCAATAGGGCTGCTGTACGAAGCAGCTCCTCATACTCAGGCAACGCATGTTGAGCTGCTACAAAAACAGCAAGCCGAGCATCTCTCATTGCGTCTGCATTCTGAAAGTCTTTGCATTCTTGCAGATTATCTCTTGCTGCGTTGTACTTATCCATAGCTTCATCCCGATTTTTGTATGCAATAATGTAGGCTGGTGATACTTGTTTCATTTTACTTTCTTTTTCTCAGCAGGAGAAAGATCGCAATATGCATTACAAGATCTTTCGTTAAACCGTTCTACCGCACGTGCCATATCGTGCATGTTCTTGGTGGCTTTTTCTTTATCCTTATATGAGATGTAAAACCGCAACAACGCTGCATTGTATGCGGAGTATGCTTTCTCAAAGTCTAAGAGGTTTTTTGATTTGCTCATGGTTTTTCCTCCTTGTAGCAATCCCATTCTCGACGCTTGGCTTCAGTACGAGCGCGTCGATACATGTCATCAACGGATAGGCGGTTGCCAACGGCTTCTACTTCACACCACATCCGCCGCGCCTCGTCGCGCTCCACCTTCGCTGCTTTTCCTTCGGCATCTACGCGATTGATCGTATGAAGCAGCGCGGTGTTCAACTCAACCAATTCGTCGCGCTCTTTGCGTAGTTGCGAGTTCTCGGCACAGGTTCCCTGTATGCCAATGTGGTCTACCAACGGTACGCCGCAGGATTTGCATTTTGGTTCGCCAATAACCTCGATTAGGCTTTGGCGGTCGTGATCCCATCCATCGTCGTCGTCTCGGGTCATGGTGTCTCCTTGAAGCAATCCCATCCGCGCCGAATGGATTCTTCTCTGCAATACTTTTCAAACTCACACACTTCCCGCCGCGCCTCGTCTCGCTCCTTGAGCAACTGCTTATTTAACAAGCCAACTGGTTCACAGGCATAACAACAACCCTCGAAGCCTACTAAGAGTTCCTCAATCTTGTCAGCGGCCCGTGCTGTTAGGGCAGCTGTAAGCATGTTCCGATTGAGTTCGGCATTAGCGGAATGCTCACGCAGTTCCTGTACTAGTGTACGTTTAGTCACGGTAGTTGGTCCTCCACTGCTCTTGTTGAAAGTTTACTTCATTAATAATGTGTGCTAACTCTTCTCGCATGTCTCGCTCTGCTAGCATCTCGTCTGCAAGCTTAGCACACTCTGCGATGGTACGCTGTACTGCGCTGTCACGGGTGGTGCCGGGGTGTAGGCTCATCGAGACTACGCTTCCGAAGTACACATCCCAAGCCAGCTTCCGGGCGGGGTCACTATTGAATCGGTGCAAAGACTGTATCTCCTTCGTCGTTAATCGCAACGTCGATCTCCTCTAGCCGTCCGGTTAGACGGTCATAGAACAGCGCAGTTGCAATGCCAGCGCGGCCAGTGAGTCGGTTCTTCAAGACACGAACGACGGTGGTGTTAGCCATCCGCTCGTCTGTGTTCTGTCGATCCCGCTCTAGTGCGATGACGGTGTTAGGTACCGAGGATAGTGCACCAGAACCACGCAGGTCCTGTAGTGTGATGCGGTCTCCCTCTTCATATGCCTTGTCTGTCTTCTTAAGCTGAGACACGATGTCGATGTGCACACCGGTTCGGACGGAGATGGATCGTAGTTCCTTCATCAATGTGTCGATGATGAGTCGCTCCGAGCCGCCGCCTTCGATGTCCTTGTTGGCGATGCCCATGAGTCCAGCCGCTGCTGCGGTGATGTGGTCGAGGATGATGACGTCCACCTGTAGGGAGGTAGCCATGTACTCGACGCGGGCCAGTAGGTTTGCCATTGCGTTGTTGCCGAGGTGGTCATATACATACAACCGGGTCTTGGACAACTTGGCCTTGGCCTCGAGGTACTCGTCCTGATCGAAGGAACCAATGAAGTCAACGGAGATAGGAGGCTTGCCCATCTGTTCCCGTAGTTCATTCATCATCGAAGCTGCCCGCATTGCACGGACTGGCTTGTTGATGAGTAGCGAGACGAGGTCGTCCATCGTCTCCTGTGGTGATTCCTCTAGCATGATGGCGCCAACACTACGACCCTCGTCGAGGTGATGCATCATCAGCTCCCTGAGGATAGTCGACTTACCAGACCCAGTGCCTGATGCCCACAGAGAGATCTCGCCGGAGCGTTGTCCGATGAGGAACTCTGAGAGCTTGTCGAATGGGAAGGGGTAGACACGGGGCTTGATGCTATCAGACTCATCAACGATGGCGCTGATGTGAAGGATCTCATCCGGGCTGTATGCCTGTGCTTCCCACAGTGCGGAGATAACTTGCTTGCTCATTCCGGCAACCAAGCACTCGTTGGCATCCTTGAGGGGGAGCTTAACGATCTTGGCCTTGCCGGGTGGCAGGAAGGAGCAGACTTCCTTGGCCGCAGTCTGTCCTGCATCGTCCATGTCGAAGCAGATAACTACCTCGGCATAGCTGTTGACGAACTCGAGGTTGTCCTTGATGGCCTTGACCGCTGAGGCTACCCCGTTAGGGATGGACACAGCCGGCCATGTACCACCGAGAAGCTGAGCTACCGTCATGCAGTCGATCTCACCCTCGGTGATGATGAGTCGCTTGCCACCGTTGCGCCACAGGTGTTGACCCCATAGCTGTAGGTTCTTGGCGCTGCCCTTCCAGACGAACTGCTTGTTGGGGCCACGGATATGCTGGCCGGACAGGGTGCCATCCTGCCCCTGATAGTTAGCGATCTGGATCTCCTTGTCATTGACGATGGCTACTTGGTAGTCGTACTTGCGGACGATCTCTTCGGTAATGCGTCGTTGATCGAGGGCCTCGAAGGACCCACGGATGGGCTTGAACTCTGTCGTTGTTAGCTGTGGCTCAGTCACTCGCGTTCCTCCTCCTGTGTGGTATTGGCATTTGAAACAGTAACCATGCCCGTCAGAGTAGACGGCTAGGTTATCTCCTGCTCGGTCACTACCTGTAGCAGCGCACTTGGGGCAGCGATCACGGTTGACCACTACCGATTCGGTATCAGACATACTTGAGTAGCTCCCCTCGTTCGTTGGTGTAGTAGATGTGTTTGAAGGCGTCGATCACCCAAGGCAAGCAGTACTTGCATGGCTTGGACATACCGACGGTTCCGTTGCTGCTGACCCTGATATTGTAAAGGGTAAGGTCAGAGCGGTCTGCCTTGCGGACTCGACGGTATGCGTCGAACTCCGAGTGGATGGTTGGGTACGGATACCCTAGGCTGTGAAGCTTGGGGTGTGTCTTTCCACGGTTCTCTGCCCCCATTGCTATCACCTTGTTCTTCTTGGTGATGAAGCTGAAGTGTGTTCGGCAAGGCGGGCGAAGTCTGGTGATGTACGCAACCATTTCAATAGGTGTCATTAGTCCCCCACAAGTTTATCAACGTATGTCTTGGTGTCAAAGTTGGACAGTGCTCGCCAACACAAAGGGAATTGGTTACGAGCGATGTTAGAGATGGCGTGAGCGTACTGTTGTACCTCGCGCTGGGAATGGGGATCGGCCCGGAGATTGAACAGACGTGACCAAGCATACAGTGAGCCTGTCCACATCCACTCTGTGATCATACTCTGAGGGAGGACGGCCCGTGCCTGTTCAGCACAGACCTTATCCTCAATCATGTTGTTGTATAGAACAAGAGCGTCGGTGCACAGCTTGTAAGCGTCAACAAGGTATCCATTAGAGAAGAGACTACGAGTATCCGTTGATCCTTGCTTGACGTTGTCGGCTTTCTCTCGGAAGTAGTCGGGTAGCCACACCTCTGGCGTGGTACTGACATAGCGTCTGCTTACCTCGTTCCAAGCGAAGCCGATCTGATGCTTCTGAAGTTGTCGTGCAATGAAGATGGGTGCCTTCATCCTTAGCTGAAGCTGAACGTGAGCGAACGGTGACCAGTGGTTGTGCTTGGCCAAGTAGTTGATCAGTCGTTCATTTCCTGTCGGAGAGAACATGACCGCTGTCTTATCCATACTGACTCGGGCTGCGTCACACACTGTGTCGTCCGTACCCATATGAGTGGAGTACTGAACAAACGATTCATCGAATCCATAATAGAACTTCATGTTACCTCCAGTGAGAAGGGGAGCTAGGTTTCCCTAGCTCCCCCGTTGCGGTTGTTGATTAGACTTCAATGTAAAGTCGGTCGATTGCACTCTTGAGTGCCATCAGGGAGTAAACTCCCATGTCGTGTCGCTTGCCATCGTTGTCAGTGTACATCAGGTTTACATCGTCGTGCTCATCAGAGTTGACGATCATATCAAGGTTGGTCCAGTCTTCTTTATCCTCACCCGGCCACGATACTAGCGATACTTTGGTTACGATTGACGTTGCTGGGTCTGTCTCAAAGATGTCATTCATCATCAGTAAATTCCTCTACTTGTAGGGTGAAGTATCCTGCTCCGTCGCTCCAACGCTTGGAAGCAGAGATGTTCACAATGAGGTGGTCATCTGTCCACACCTTTTCGTTGCACACATCAAGGATCGCCTTGATGTAGTTATCTACGTCTGGCTTTGGGTAGTCCAGCTTACTGCTCTTCGGTCGTTCAGGGTAGATGCCAACGGTTACGTTCATAGGAACGTCCAGTGGAGTCCACCCCTCTAGTGCCTCGGCCAGTAGTGGCTTTACGTTTTCACGGAAAGCCACATACGGGCCAGTATAGTAGGACCCCCACTTAGATACTCGAGGCCGTGAGGCCGGAGTAGGTTGGATGGGGAAGGTGAAGAACATTAGAAGGGGAGATCCTCGTCGACAACAGTCGGCGCGGTGCTGCTAGTCTTCGGCATATCGCGGGCCGGTGCATCGACGCGGTTACCAACGTAACCACCATCGACCTCACCGAAGCCGTTGACCTTAGCCTCAGACACTGAGTTCTTCTCGACGATCTGAACGCCGTTGAGGAAGAACGATACGGACTTGGTTGCGCCCTTGGTCACAAGGATTGGGGCGACACGGAGACGAACAACGTCGCCCTTCCACGGAACGACGTCCGTGAAGTTAGACGATGCGTCCTGACAAGGGAACTGGAGGACACCCTTCTTGGCGTACAGTGAAGTCTTGAACTTCATGGATCGGACGCCATCCTTCTCGTAGATGCCGTTGATCTTCTTGACTCCGAGGATCTTGGCTTCTGCAATGAGCGAAGCCTCGAGCTCGGGGGTGAGGAGGACGGTGATGTTGTGCACACCCTCGGAGTTGAACATGGTGTCGAGCTTGTTAAGGTTCGACCACATGGTGGTGAGGTTGCCGGTGATGAGAGACTTAGCCATTGGATGATTCCTCCTGAGTTGATGGTTCTGACGTGAGGTTCTCAAGGTTGAGCTTGATGAAGGCACGGCACTGAACAAGTGTCGTGTTGGCGGCATCGAGTGCCCCCTGTAGCTGAGTGAGGACGCTGATGACCTCATCTGCCTTCACGATCTTGATCTGCGGGGTAGTGGCTTCTGGCTGAAAATCGGGCTGAATGTCGGTGTTTTCCATGTGTTTCCTATAGTTGCACT